CAGAAAACCAACACGTCAATAAGACATCCCACCTCCACAAGCGCCAGCCATTGTGAACGATGAGGACCGCAGTGCCCAGGTCGGGGGCAGCCGGGGAAGAACATAAAACACACCCAACAATATTTATTGTTTGTTTGTTTGTGCAACACTAACTAAAAGCACAAAATTACGTTTCAAGTTGAAGGAGGGGGGACGTTACTACCCCGGGCACTAACCATTGGCCCCTCTGCCCCTGTGACACGTTGTGATGTCAAGTCCCCCATTCAGGTGGTAACTCGTCCCTCCCGGAGCGGTGCGATAGCCTTCATTAAGTCCCCAAAGGACGCCACCCCGTTACACACTTCACCCATAGGGATCCGTGCACTGGCCTGCACATCTAGGGCGCAACTCCTAGGTAGCGCGGAGAGAACACACACTCAAAAGTAAGAACATCCAACAGCTCAGTGTATCAAACACCCAGGGCAATGGCGGCCGCTCCCGCTGCCATGCCCGGGCGTACCGCCCTGTACGCGGCTGCAGCCTGCATGCCAACTCCAATGGCATTTGAGGCAACAGCCAATCCGGAATTGATTGCCGTGGCGACCTTGACGAACGAGCTCACACCCTCAGAAGGATGGCTCCGCGCAGGGTCCTCACTCACAGCACGTGATAAGCCCATGAATCGATCTTCACCTGAAGCGCCCATTTGATCATGAGTCATGGCAAACGTGTGGCCCAGCGTGTTAGCTGGGTACCTAGCACCGTCCTGTCGATGAATGCAAAAACGCAACGTCTGGGCTGTAGTGGTTTGTGGCAATGAAATGAGGAACCCCCGAACAGGAGGTACCCCACCCAACAAGCCATCCCCATACTGCCCTGCTGTATACGTCTGAGCAACGGCTGGGTAAGCGTCGTTCAATGACGAGGAAACAATGAGGTTGTACGCGTCGACTGACTGCAACGCGGAACCACTCGTGCCATTCACAAGTTGGTAGAAATCATAATACTTGTTGTATCCCGGGTACGAGGCTGGAGCGGATACGAACTCACGCTCCTTGGTCAAATCGGCGAGCGCGTACTCCTGGGTGTCGGGTGAGGCATCAATCAGAGCCCCAAACTGGGTATCCAGATCAACGGCAGGGTTAACGCTCGTAGCTTGAAGCGCTCCCAAACCGAACTGGGCCAGTACCGCGGTATCCAGGCTGTAAACTCGCATGCTCCCACTGGTATTCACAAGTTGCCCAATGTTCTCGACAGTCCACGACATACGAAGGGGCCGCACCGAAGTGGGCCCAGAGCTGGTCAACGTCCCGAAAGTAAGCTGCACGAAATTGGACGTGACTGCATGGTCAGACCAAATCGCGGCAACAGGGGACGGAGACCACGGAATCCAAATATACCTATTGGAAGCCGTCGCAGTCTGAAATGTGAAGCGAACCGTAGAGTTCAGGCAAGTGTAATTACCGAACGAAGTGCGTAGAGGGGGAGGAATCTTCATGGTGGATGCGGACCAAAAGGCGAAGAGAGCCTCGTCCGACATTGCCTCCACAACCTTCTTCCCCATCAACGCGGTGGCTGCGCGGCGTTTGGCGCCCTTGGGAGCTTTCCCTGGGCCCCTGCCCATTGCCGCACGGCCCTTCTTCTGCGCGGGAGCTTGCTTCGCCGAAGACATAACTGAGTCCACAAGCGCGTAATGATGAGCAACAAAAACACAATGTCTTCCCTAGCGTTAACTGCAGCGTGACAACCAGAAGCCCAGGGCGTGGCCGTACCCCGGGTCCAAGAGAGAGACGCCTCACGAAAGTTCTTGAGCAAAATCGTCGTGAGTCATTTACACAGCCGGAGATAAGATGGTGAGGGTTTCCCAAGCACGGAGGACGACATCGCCTCAACACAACGTGCCAACACCATCCTGAGAGCAACAGAAGCACTCCACTATCTCCATGTTTAGGGGTTACAGGCATCCCCCCCTTCCCTAGCCCAGTGTCGGCCAGCCATCCGCTAATGGCACCTCCCGGTTGTATCGGAGGCAGGGTTATGCGGCGTACATCCGTAGTCATTTCTGGGAACCACACCCCGGTTGCAGGCTAAACAAAGGCCAACCCTGCAAACGACGCGCCGTGTTAATTCACGTGTTACCTAAGGGCAAGAAGTTTTACCTACTCCATGCCGGCTCCCAACCGCGCGTGCCTGATCCACCCACCCTGGACCATCGCGGTAGCTTTCGCTGAGTGTGGGGCGCTACCCCCAAGGTCAGCTCGTCAGAAGCTCCTCTCACCCTCCCGGTCTCGCAACGGGCGGACACCCCCCAAATAGGTCCTAGGGGTGCGGTAAACCATGAGCACACTTACAGCGGGTTGTCCACATGGGCCCGGATCCATGTGGCGTCTCCTACGTCTCTCAATTGGGTGAAAATTACATTAACTAACAACGGAAAAATGGTGGCGGGACCCGCTGGCAAATGCTATCTTACGACACTTGCCAGGGTTACCAGGCTACATAGCCCCACAGACCCACCTAAATCACCATCCGCATCCTCGCCCACGCGGCCAGGAAGCTGTCATCGCTCGAGATGCCCACCTCGTCGACGAACTTGATCACCGTCGCGGCGTCAATGCCCCCACGCGGACATGAACCGATGATCTCACTGAGAAAGGCTTTTGTGGCCTGCCTATCTCCCTCCTTGTCATAGCTGAGTCTCTCTCTTTTCCGCTCAATGGCGCGGTAAAACCCTTCACCGTCCAAATCGCCATAAGTCTCCTGCAACTCGTGGGCCTTGTACCCAATGCCCTCCACACTGCTAAGATGCCGCCTCTTAGCCACAAGTGCGAAGTCATATGCCCGTTTACACAAGCCGTACAAGGGCGGGCAATCCACGGATGAAGACATTGCGGAAAGCGCCTTCTCCTGCAACGCAATGAGCGCGTTGTCTCTGCGCCCTTCACTCGTTGCCATCTTTGCCCTGATGACGTTGAATGATATCGACAGAGAATCAAGCACCTTGCGGGGCTTGTTAAAGACCCGGCAGCGCACCACGCTTCCAACAGCGGTGGCAGCGCTGCCCGTTGGACCTCGTTGCGGGGCGAGAACACGGTACGGAACGAATAGCCTGGACACAAACTCGTTGCGCCCCCAGACTTCGACCAAAGCCTCAGCGGTGGACTCCCTCCCCCGCACAGTTTGAGGCTCAAGCACGAATCCGAACTTGGCATACGCGTCAATCCACACCTGGACAAACCTATCCTCCCCCACCATCTTGATGAAGGCCTCAGACAGGTACTGTGACCCGTCATCACCCTCAGCCATAAGGTCCAGCAGCCGCTCTGCACTCTCCTCCAGGACGGCGTTCACCTGCTCCAACGCGCGCTCTAGGGCCCAACCGCATTCATCAACCAATGTGGCAACCATAGCGCACAAAGTGATGACCCAGTTGGTTATATAATTACACACAGACGTGCCCCTGTCCCCTGACATTCGGCACCAATTCTTTGAGGTGATTTTGCACCCGTATCCTCTCGCTGTGTGTTGCTGGGCGTTCCTGTCCTTCGCCGCAGCCCTGCCCATCACGCTGTTGAGCTCTCCCGATGCCCAAGTGCACAGTTTGTTCTCTATCCGCTTGCGGATCTCCCAGCGCACTGACGAATCAAAAGCGCCGAAGTCGGTATTCAACCGAAAGAACTTCCTGCCGCTGATCATCAAGCTAACGCGGTCCGCCATGCGGGCCGCAAGCTCCCCCGGCGTGGCATGCTTAACTGACCGCTTCTCAAAGAAGGGTATAGCAAACAACACGTGCTCGAGGAGACCAGCGTCGGCCATATGTATGACCGTGCCTATGTCACCGCCGGACAAGATGCCCCGCGGTTTCATCTTGGTCAACGCCTCGTTTTTCTTGATAGAGGCAGTCTTTGG